GTGTCCGGGTCCTTCGGCAGGTCGACGCCGGTCAGCGCGCGTTGACGGAAGGCGCCGTACTCGGACGCGACGATCATGTCGGTGCAGATCTTGTTGACGGCGTTCTGGAGCGGGATCGCGGGCTCGAGGTCGGAGTGGCCGCCGCTCATCAGACCCGGCTTGTTCTCCAGCGGGATCACCGGTACGACGCCGAGCGGGTTGGTGATCGCGTCGACCGGCACCCACTCGACGTTGTCGGGCGTCACCTTGTCGCCGTCGTTGCCGGCCACGGCAGGCAGCGACGACTCGAACTTGATCACCAGGTCGGACAGGTACAGGTTGACGTTGATGTAGCCGTCGTCTCCGAGCCACCGCTTCAACGCGGCCAGGCGCTCGCGGCGGTTGCCCGGGTCGCGGATCACGACCATCTGGCCGGAGTGCTCGACCGTGATCTTCGGCTCGCCGTCGTTCGGGTCGACGAGCAGGAACGACTCGCCGCACTTTCCGGCCTCCGTGTGCGCGATCACCGACTCGGTGTCGAGCGCGTTGTCCTGCCAGATCTGCCAGGCGGCGTCGTTCGCGGCGCCGCTCTTCGAGAACCCGACGATCTTCAACCGCTCGACGGGCGCGTCGACGACGATCTGGCACCAGTTGTCGGCGAACGCGCCGAACAGGGTGCCGAACGCCTCCCGGAACTTGGACGTGGCGAACTGGAGCGGATGTCGACCGTCGTAGTACGCCTCGTAGACCTCTGCGGCGGCTGCTTGCACCCTGAGCTGCGCGAGCAGGATGTTCAGCCAGTCATCTGGCGTTCGCTCCTCGACCCGCGGTGGTCTCGGGGGTGCCAGGTATGTGCTCATTCGTTCGCTACAGGAAGGAGTATCCAGTTTTTCGCGTGTATGCGGGAGAAATGATGTTCGCCTCCCAGGCCAGCATCGCCGCGTGGCAGCCGGACACCGGCGTGTCCTGGCGCTCGTCGGAGACGACGTAGGGCTGGTTTCGGCTGCGGGCGATCCTGGCGCCGGCGATCGCCGCGTCCAGCCTGCGGTCGCCCGAGTTGTGCAGCCGCTCCTGCAGCACGTCGGCGCGGAACCGCTGCACGATCGACGCCGTCCGCGGCGACGGCCGCTCGACCGGCACGTCCACGACCCGGCGGGTGCCGAGCACCTTCCGCCACGAATCGACCAGGGTCGCGTACTCCGGTGTCGCCGACGCGAACAGCGCCGCGACCTGGTAGGTGCCGATCGCGGCCAGCACCGCGTCGTCGACGTCCTCGGGGTCGACGAGCTCGTCGCGGGCCGGCTGCCACTCCTCAAGCAGGAACAGGACGCTGTCTGAGCGGCGGCACGCGACCAGGGCGCAGGTGTCGGCGCCCCGGAACCCGAGCGTGACCGGGTCGTGCTCGGCCAGCTTCGCCTCGACGGCGACGTTGCGCCAGTCCTCCAGCTCGAGCAGGCTGCCCTCGGCCGTCGTCCAGACGCAGCCGTGGAGTTGCAGGAACCGGCCGTGCGTCAGCGCCGGCGAGTTCGCGGTCTCCAGCAGCCGCTCCCTCGTCACCCACGACGCCGGGTTCGCGGCCTTGATCGCGTCCATGTCGTACGGGTCGAGCGTGCGGGCGTCGTAGTTGTAGATCAGCGTCTTGCCCGGATGGTTCCGCGAGATCGTCAGGGCGCGGTGGACGCGCTCGACGTCGCCGTCGAGCTCGTTGCGGTCGATCATCTGGCCCAGCAGCCCGTTGACCCGCTCGGTCGGCTCCCCGGCCGTCGAGATGATGAACACGTGGACGGTGTCGCGGATCATCGCGCCGGCGGTGGCGATGTTCGCCCAGGTACGGCGCCGGCGTGGCGTGCCCCAGTCGGCGAGCTCGTCCGCGACCACAAGTGAGGGCCCGTAACCGGAAGCCGCCCCGGAATCCGCCGAGATGCGGATCAGGCTGCCGAACCCGTCGGCGCGCGCGATCACACCGGACTGCTCCCGGACGACGAGCTGCGCGGCGAGCCACGGGTTCCGCTTCACGAACCGGACCGCCGTGTCGAACAACCTGCCGGCCTGCCGGTCGGTGGCGGCCGCCAGGAGGATCTCCGGGTTGCCCTCGTCCTCGATCAGGTGGTACAGGCCGAACGCCGCCAGCAGCGACGTCTTCCCGTTCTTCTTCGGGATCACCAGGACGCTCGTGATCCAGTACGTCTGCTGCTCCTCCGTCTCGGCCAGCGCCTCACCCATCATCTCGAGCTGCCACCGCTCCAGCCGCAGCGGCTTCGCCGCGAACTGGCCCACGCTCTGGATGCAGTGCTCACGGCACCACCAGGCGAAGTGCACCGCCCGCGTGCCGTGCGAGTACGGCCGCCACCTGACCGGCTCGTACTCGGTGACGGTCACGCGTCGTCCTCCTGATCCGGGGCGAGTGTGAACCGCGCCGCCCACTCGGCGAGGCCAAGCGCACGCCACGTCGTCATCCCAGCCGGGCCATAGACGTGCCCGGCAGCCGCCTTGTCGCCTGCCGTCTGGTGCTCGTAGACCACGATCCAGCCGGTCAGCACCTCGCCCTCGTCCAGACCGAGATGCGCCTGCAGCGCCTCGTGGATCATCTCCTGCTCGGCGTCGTCGATCACTCAGCGCCGCCCTTGACGAGCCGCATCGGCGGCTGCGACCGGTCGAGCGCCGACGCCGCGCCTGCCGGTCTGCCGGCGCCGACTCGGCGGTTGAGCCGCAGGCGGCTGCGGACATCGAGGCCGATCGCCGCGCCCAGCTCGGCGCACTCCCGCCTGGCGGCCGCCATCTGGCCGATCAGCGGGTGCGCGACCTGGCTCAGGCCGGTGGCGCCTCCGAGCGTCGTCGCGGGGCGGCCGAGCTTGACCCAGCCCGCCTCCAGCATCTTCCAGACGACGACAGCGGCCACGTAGCGGTCGATCGCGCCCTCCGACAGCTCCGAGTCCTCCCCGATCGCCGTCAGCGTCCTCCTGGCCTCCTCAGCCGCCGACGCGGCCACTTCTGCGGCCAGGTCGGACGTGTCCTCGGTGGCTTCGTCCTCGACGTCGTCTCGGCGGCGAAGCTGCCGGTCGAGCATGTACGACGCCGCGCGCCAGTCGTCGACGGCAGCCGCCGCGACCTGCGTGACGTGCCTGGCCTCGGCCGACGCCCGGGCACGCTGGATGTCGAGGCGGAACGCCTCGTACGGGGACTCGCCCCGGCCGCCGCGGCGCATCCAGTTCTGGAACGTCGTCTTGCTGATCCCGCAGACCCGGAGCGCGACGGCGGTCGAGTTGCCGGCCGAGATCACGGCGGCCAGGTGGACGGCGCGCTCCTGCGAGAACACCGACCCCTCACGGGTCGCGTGGCGCACGCAGAGGCCGTCGATCGAGGCCCGGTTCTTGCACCGCTCGCCGCGCTTGGTCAGCGACGAGCACTGTGCCGGGCTAGCTTCCATTCACCCGAGGGTCGCGCGAGCGCTCGTCCGCCTCGATCCTCTCGGCGTTGTTGATCTCCCAGTCGCGCCGAAGCTGGATCATCCTCCGCGTCTGCCAGGCCCGGTTGTACTCGGTGTCGGCGAACAGCTTGGAGAAGCCGGTGATGTGCTTGAGCCGGAGGAGCTCGTCCGGCTCCAGGCCGAGCTCGGAGCAGACCTCCGCGTCGGTCATGCCGGAGTCGAGCATCCCGAACACGATCGTGCTCATGCCGGCGACCGAGTGCTTGCCGCGCGCGCGGTTGTGGCGGACGGTCGACGCCATGCGGTCGGCGAGCGGCTTGTCCAAGACGACGACCGGCAGCAGGCCTCCGGTCATCGCGCGGACGTCGGCGTTGCGCTTCATCACGAGCCAGCGGTGGAACCCGTCCACGATCACGTACACGTCGCGTGCCGCGTCGTAGATCGTCACGACCGGCTGCGTGTAGCCGTCCTGCATGATCGAGTGGTAGAGGAGCCGCAGTTCGTTCGCCGCGACCTTGTTCGGGTTGTAGTCGTTCGCCTCGACCAGCTCGAGCGGGACCCAGCGCACGTCCGAGACCGGCTGGGCGTCCGTCAGGTCGTTCCGAGCGCCGAGCGTTTCCGCTCTTGCCACGCTTTCCGCTCCTTCCAGACCTGCGGCGAGTTGTACCAGGACTCCAGCTTCGCGCCTTCCCAGTCACAGGTGAGGATCGACCGCACCTGTGTGAAGCGGGCAGTCTGCCGGAACCCGGGCGGCAGGCCCCGGTCGACCTGCGCGAACAGGCGCCGGAGCGCCGGCCGGTAGTCGTCGTCGACGAGCGTGTCGAGCAGGTGCTCGCGGTACTCGAGCCACGACTTGAACATGAACGGCAGCTCGTCCGGGAAGTAGTCGTCGAGGCCGAGCTTCCCGGCCATGTCGATGCCGCCGATCCTGGCGACCAGGCGCTCGTACGTGTCCGGCTCGATCTCCTGGAGCTGGAACAGGCTCCTGACCGCCGTCTCGTGATGGAGGTTCGAGACGCGCATCAGCCGCATCGGCGAGCCGTGCTGGTAGAGCTGGTCGTAATGGCGGCTATAAGTCAGGCCCTCGTCGTGGATGAACTTCCAGACGTCGGTGCCGAACCAGTCGTAGAGCGGGTAGAACGCGTAGTGGTGGAGCTTTGGGTTCGACGACCGGCCCCACGTCACCCACTTGTATGCGGCGTTCGAGGTCAGGCCGAGCCGGCGCGTCGGCGACTCCTCGCACCGCACCCCGGAGATCCCGGCCGCCTTGCCGCGCCCCAGGTGCCGCTCCAGCGCCGCGTTGAAGAGCTTGTGGAACCGGTCGGTGCCGTACCGGTTGAGCTTGTACGACAGCGGGTCTTGCGGGTGCACCCAGCGCTCGGACGCTGCCGGGTCCCAGGCGAGGAGCCAGTGGTCGATCTGCGAGCTCGCGTTGAAGATCCGAAACGGCACCTGCAGCCAGACCGGGTCGACGTCGTCTCGGTGCATCCACTCCCGCACGATGTCGACGGTGGACTGCCACTCGGCCTCCTGGTCGAGCCAGTACACCTTCACCGGCAGCCGCTTCAACTCGGCGGCGACGTCGAGCGCGATCTTGAGCAGCACGGTCGAGTCCTTGCCGCCCGACACGTTGACCATCACCGACGGGAACTCGCGGAAGATCCACTCGATCCGGTCATAGGCGGCGTCGCGGACCGACCGGTTCTCGTACACGCGCATCCCCAGCCCGGTCGGCTTGCGTGCCTGCGGATCGGTCACGCGACCCGCTCGGGCTGCACGCCGGTGACGTCGGCGAGGCGGGACAGGGCGGCGCTCGTCCGCTTCGGGTTCAGCTCCACGTTGATCGACCGCCAGCCGCGCCGGTGGGCGCACCGTGAGGTCAGGCCGCGACCGGCGCACAGGTCGGCGACGACACCGGCCGGGTAGCTGGAGAGCACGAACCCGGGCGTGTGCTCGTCGTCCAGGCCCGTCGGGTCGCACGGCGGCGGGACAGGCCCCGAGTAGTGCAGGACACACGGGTGCTTGCGGTAGTAGGTGATGTCGAACGTGGCGATGATCGGGCCCGGCAGCACCGTCCGCACCTGGGCCGCCTGCTTGCGGCCGCCCTCGAGCCAGAGCGGGGCGCCGGCGGCGAGCTCGACCACGCGACGGTACAGGTCGAGCCAGTGATGGTCGGCGTGCGGCAGACCGGCCTTCGTCCGGAACGCGTTGACGTTGCCTTGCTGCCACGGCGGGTCGGTGTAGACCAGGTCAACGTCGAGGCGGATGCCGCCGTCGAGCAGAGACCTGCAGGCGAACGTGTGCTTGAGGAGCGCCCACGTCTCGCCGGGGTTGACCGGGTAGCGCAGGCCCTCCTCGCCGTAGTCCCACGGGTTCGCCGTCACGGATGCCAGTCTGGCGCGTGCTTGGCGATGTAGCCGATGCAGTTCGCGTTGAAGTCGGAGAGCACGAACCGCTTGCCCGCCCGGGCGAACGCGTAGCCGGCCTGCCCGTAGCCGCAGCACGAGTCGCCGACGCAGTCGAAGTGGTCGGCCAGCAGCTCGAGCGTCGCCGTCGTCGACAGGTCGGCGGTCAGCAGCCGACCCAGCCCTGCCTGCCGCTCGACGTCGTGGTAGAGGCTCAGCCACGCCTGCGCGCCGTGCAGCCGGCACGACGTGACCCGGCCCGGAACCGGCAGGAACCGCTGGCCCTCAAGACCCGACACGATCACGGTCGGCACCTGCAGCGCGAGCAGGTGGCGGCTCATCGCGTAGATCAGCCCCGACCAGCTCCGGCCAGGGTTGGAGCTGCCTGCCCGCTCCTCGAACACCGGGAAGCCACGCCGCCACGGCGGCTCGACCCACAGCAGGTCGCACGCCTGGTACTCGCCTGGTAGCGGCGCGAACGCGTCGTGCACGAACGCCACGAGGCCGCGATCGTCCGACCAGTAGTCGCACGGCTCGGCGTCCTCGACCTGGCCGCCCGCCAACGCGGAGTGGTACGCGGTCACGCCTCGACCGGCTCAACCTCGTCGGCGTCTGCCTCGCGGGTGTGCTTCATCTCGGTCAGGTTGACGGCGAACTCACCGGCACAGTGCGGGCAGATCACGTCGAGCATCTCGGTCGACCGCGCCTGGAACTTCGCGGCGAGCTCGTCCGCGCCGCGCTCGATGTCGGCCTGCGTCGGCGACGGCGGCATCGTGCGGCTGGTGTCGCGGCCCAGGTCGTCCATGACCTTCTGCAGCGCGACGTCGAACGACCCGTTGAGCACGGAGAGCAGCGACCGGAGCTGGCCTTCGTCGGTGCCCGCTTGCGCCGACGTCGGGTCGAGCGTGACGAGCGCGACCCGCTCCTGGTCTTCGCTCAGGTCGACGTAGTCGACCGGCACGGTGGCCTCGCCGCGATCGAGCGCGAGCGCGACACGCAGGTGGCCGTCGACGAGCTGGCCCGAACGACGGTTGACGATGACCGGCCGGATCCACCCGACCCGCGTCATCGCCTCCTTGACCGCCTCGGCCTGGTGCTGCGGGTGCAGCCGCCAGTTGTGCTGGTTGGCGACGAGCTGGTCGGGCGGCACGTTGTCGTGGCCGACGATCCGCGACTCCCAGGTCGCCGCTGCTTCCGGGTCGACCTCGGGCTCGGTGCCCGGCTCCTGCTCGTCCGGTGCTTCGGTCTGCTCGTCGGGTGCCTCGGTCTGCTCGTCGGGTGCCTCGGTCTGCTCGCTCGCTGCGTGCTTCGCGCCCAGCTTCACGGTGTCATACCCCCTTGGGTTGGCGTGAATTTCCTCGACCTGTCTCGTGTCAGCTTGCTCTCCTCTTCGCCACTTCGAGGGTAGCCCCCTAGTTTTTCGTCACGCACGCCAGCCCGACCGCGCGCTCGTCGCTCGTCTTCGGTTGCGCGTCGATGGCATGAACGACACAGGCTCTCCAGGTTCGACCATCTATTCGCGGCGGGCGCCGACGGGTGCTGACTGTCCCGATGGTGCACGTCGACGGCGACGGCAGGGCAGCGCTCGCACATGGGGTGCTCTCGCATGTAGGCGTCCCTGATCCGGCGCCAGCGTCGACCGTAGCCAGGCGTGCCCGACCTACCGGCCTGGCGATGCTGCTCACATTCAGCACGCCCGCCCACCAGCACTTCACCACAGCCCGGCTCTGAGCAGAGCCGCACGGTGACGCGCCGCTTCACTTCTTCTTGCTGGTGGCCTTCGACGTCGACGGTGGTCGGCGCTTGCCGCCCTTCTGGAACGGCGCCGCCTTCTTCGAGCCGAAGTTGCTCAGCTTGCCCCTGGCCATCTACGGAGAGTACGCACGCGGGTCGGCCGGAGGCAGCGTCTTTCCAGGGACTCAACCACGACCGACCCGCGCCCGGCATCGTACAGCGCCAGTAAGTGTGCGGAGCCGCCCAGCTAGCGAGGCCTCGTCTGACTGCCCGGTTTCGGCTTGATTGCGGGCGCCCGTCATAGCTGGCCACTTCCTAGTTGTCTTGCTTGTTGGACAGCTATGTGTTAGAATGTAGGTAGGAAAGAGGGAAAGCGAGAACATAGTCAGACGGCGCAGAGTGCCCCGGACTCCGTTGGAGCGAGGGATTCATCAGAGCCTCAAGAGATCGAGCCGCCAGCC